AGGCATACGAGCTAAGGCGCGTATCTGTGATCTGTTCATTTTATGGCGATGAAAGGCGTACTCACATTCATCCATATTAGTAGCATTCGGATCAGGAAAGAAATCCCATATACTTACAAACTCAATACGAGGAACACGAACATCTACAGGATCGTATTCTCTATCGCCTTCTGCATTCTCTTTCCAGCGATTCAGAGTTTTATTAAAGTTAAATGGGCCTTTAATGATTCCTGTTCCAAACATAGAACATTCAAACAAGGCATTCCGTATTTCGCTAGATCCTTTTGACTCTTCTATCTGATCATGGATAATTTTTTCCATGCGTCTAGCAGATTCTGTTGCTGGTTTAGTTTGATAGAACTGAGGTATTGCAGAAGCACCGTCTATCAACGAATCTTTTAGGACAGCATCAATATCTTCAGTCTGTCCTTTAGTATAGGTTTCCCCGGCATTTAAGACTTCTTTATCGTCACCTGTATACCCTACATTGTAAGGATTTGATGTTTCAGGCTCCGGGGTAGGTAAGCTAGTTTCGATGCTTGGAACAGGGTTCTGCGTATCTAGGTGAGCATATTCGGCTACACCTTCCGGCATCTTTGTTTCAGATATTCCAATTGGGAGTTTATTGGAACCAAAGACCACATCAACTAGCTGACCAAAAGCGGCAAGTACTTTAGTCTTAGTTACTTTTACAAATACTCTAGATTTTTCTGATTCTCTGAATCTATAATGTTTTGCATAAAGACCACGATAATTATGATAAGCAGTAATCCATCTCTTCTCATCATGATCTCTAGCCATCTTAGCTGACAGATAACGATCTGTAATAATACCTACAAACTGATTATGAACAACATTTTCAAGGTCAATATTTTTACCTTGTTCGCCTTCCACATCTTGAAAGTAAACACTATTTGCGCTTTCTGTTTTTGGGTTTTCATCAGCCATACTATTACCTAAAATCTTCTTATAAATGTTAAAGAACGATTTTTTCCATTCTGTCGATATTTTATTTCTGTATTTTTATTAGGGCGATAACTTCCAAATACAGAAGTATTATTATTATTTAAATTTTTAGAAGCTCCTATATTAATTTTATTACTAGGAGATGATAGATTAACATTTACTGATCTATTTAAATTTTTTCTATTACCAGAAAAAGAAGACGAAATATTTGTATTTGTATCGCCTATACTTTTAAAGTTTTTAGAAACTACAACAGATGAACCATTACTGTACTTTTGTCTTTTCATAATTAGTACCCAAACTCCGAATCCAGTGGAGTAAACGCTTGCGCCCTATGCATGTCTCTTATTCTAGATAAAGGATCAGCAATTTTAGGTCTAGACATAATTAAATATCTAAGCGCATCATATGCGTGATCCGATGCATGAGTATCCACATCTTCTGGATTACTTCTATCTAAAGGAATACTTTGAAGTTCGCGTATCAGATTAGGGCAAGTATTAAAAATTTGCAATCGTGGCCTTCCGCTTTGCTGTAACTTTAAGTATTCGTGAATTTGTATTTTTCCTTGTATACGATTTTTATCAGCTCTCCTTAGCTTATGTCCTATTCTTATTAGAGCTTCCCCTACTGTAGGGCCTGTAGAACCTGTCTTGGCCCACGCTGCTGTATCTAAAACACCGGGTACAGCAAAAGGATCTTGGATCTCCATCTCTGCGATAAGATGCCCAAGATCTACACCCGTAAGTCCTTTACGGTATAGCTCTCTATATATAATTAAAGTACCGTCTGATGGATCAACACATCCCCAGATACAAGCACTTTCAGACGCATAACCATAATCAATACCTTTTATTCGTTCCCATCCTATTGGGATTTCAAAAGGTGTAACTATATGAGATTCTGTATCAAACTCTGTGAATGCGGCACCTTCTGCAATTTCCCAGTTACCTTCTAGTAACTGTCGGCGTTGAATATGAGGGAGAGCTTTAAGCATCTCCTCGTAGCGTCCATCTTTAGCCAGATAGGGATTATCATCTAATCTAGCAGGTATAAACTTTCTTGTTAGACCATCCTCGCCTGTAAAAGATTCATTAGGCGGTGAAGGTAATATATATCGTTTCTTTACCCAATGCGCTCCCACACCACCGGGATTAGCGGTGCAGCGCATATAAGGTATAATATCTGGATCAGTAGTACGTAATCGTGAAGCCAGATAATTCCACCCAAATTCCGTAGGTAAGTGGGTAATCTCATCAAATCCTATCCAACTATATGCTTGACCTTGATAACGATAGACATCTGCATCTCGTTCCAAGAATCCAAACTCCACCTTAGCCCCGCTGGGGAAGTTCCAAAGCTTTTCAACTTCCCGGTATTTACATCCGGGGAATGCTTGTGGATACAGCTCTCTAGACTTGTCTATTAGCTCTCTAAGCTCTGGCATCGACCGTCTAAGTATCAAGGCCCTATGAGCGGGTCTGTGAGCGTATCTAAGAGGATCTATCAGCATAGCATAGGACTTACCCCCACCTGCTGCTCCTCCATACAGAACGTCCCTCTGAGGGGCTGCTAGGAAGTCTGTCTGTGGCCCTTGGTTAGGCTTGAAGATAACATTGTCGTTAGCTTCTTCCCGCAAAGACTTAGGAACCTTGGACAGGACATCTTCTGTTATTATCTTATTCTTATTATCTTTATCTAGCTTTTCTAAAGTTTCTTTAGAGGCTTTGAGCTTATCTCTTTGATTTGAGAGTTTAACTCTTGTACGTTCCGTTTCTTTTTCTTTCTTGCGTACAGTGCGCCTTGCCTGTATCTTTGCTTTTGTCTCTGAATGGTAGTTATAGCCCCTACCTTTTGCACCCTTAGGTCTACCACCTTTGCGTCTAGGAGTTCCATCCTTCTTTAGGACGAACTCACCTTCCTCGTCTGTAAGGTAGTTATCAGGGTTTTTCTCCCAATCTTCCATAAATAATATTCTTCAGGCCAACATGACTAATACTTCTACCTGTCATGTGAGTTAACCAATCAGCACCTTCACGCAAAGACATCATGTTTGAAGATACCATTTCTTTTATTTTATCTAAAGACTCAAGTTCTTTCTCTATAGGTTCTAGAGTCTTTTCATCTTCAGATAGTCTATATCCAAAAGGTATTGTGCTGCTAGTTCGCCTCATTAGATTTTGCGGGTAGTATAAATAAACCCCCTGTCATATTATTATTTACTTCCAACCTTTCCTGTTTACCTAGTCCTGTGCGATCTAAGATGGTCTGTGCAGCCTGTAACCTAATATTAGCCTGTGGTATAGGCTGGTTAGAGTGCATAACCTCCACAAGCTTTAGTGCGGCTTGGGGTGCTGATTGAGCTAGAATGTTTGAGGCCAGATCTATGATTTCATGTTTGAGAGCTTTGACTACCTGCCAATGTCCATTCTCGGCGTATCCCGCCAACTCACCAGCTTTCTTAGGATCACCTCCAGTTTCGACTAGATAGTCTAAGAAATCTTGTTGCTTAACTGTTAATTCTTTACTCATCTTCTACTATTATAGTGCTATATACAGGTTTTGTCAAGCTTTTTTTAATTAATTTAAATAATACTTGACAAAATGCTCTCTGGACTGTATAATATACTTTGTACCCCCCGGGTTCATATATATATATTATAGATACAACCCAATCCTATCGGATTGAATACATCCCCTTTAAAGACTTTAAAGTTCCTATGGCCGCAAAAGCTCCGTAGACTCTAGAGTTCCTATCGCCCTAAACTAGTTAACACTCTGAAGCCTGTAAAATGTACGAGTATTAGTATATATACTAGGGGGGGTGGCATGGCCTCCTGCCCCACCCTCTAAAGTCTTTAGAGACTTTAGAGGGTGAAATACTCCAGAGTCTCTAGAGACTCTGAAATCTCCAGAGCTTCTATAATCTCTTTAGAGATTCTAGCACAAAATCTCCAGAGCCTTCCTAGTTTACAGAATATTAATAAATATTCTGAGTCTGTAAAATAAACTCTAAAGACTCAAGAGTCTTTACAATTCAACAACCTATAGAGTATTTAGTAACTAAATAATCTATCCCCTCAGTTTATAAAATCTCCAGAGTTTGTATGC